ACCAGTGAAGTTGGCGCACACGAATGACTTGAAACCCAGCACCTTGGATCCATCTACCCACAGGCGCCCTAGGCCGAAGTTGGATCGCACCGAGCACTGGAAGATGTAGAACGACGCTGATGCGGTCGAGTCCCATGCCTCTGTTGGAGTGCCGCTGATCGGTGCTGCGATGGTGTATTCAGTCCCCCTAGCCACCAGCAGGGCCTGGCTCAGGTTGCCGCCGGATCCGCAGGCGGTGAACACCTTGCCGTAGAACTCGTCCAGCTCAGCCTTGGTGGCGTGGCCGAAGACGGAAAGCAAGTGATGCGATTCATTCAGGCCCAGCTTGTCCATGAAGCTGATGCCGTAGGCGTAGCCGCCGCCGGTCACCTTCCACATCTGCCGCCGCAGCGCATAGGTGGCAACCCCGTTGGAGTAGGTGGGGACCTCATCGACGTTGCCGTTAGGCACCCAGCTAGGACGAACAATCGTGTGGCGCAGATCGCCAAACTCGGAGACGATGGAGCAGCCTCGGGGATTCAGCGTCCCGCCTTCTGCAGGGTTGAAAGCGACGAGGTGTTGCCATGTTGGCTCAAAGCCATCGGCCCATTGAGTTACGGCAATGCCATCAGATGAGGGATTGGTGTAATCAATATGCAGGCCAGGGGCCAGCACGATGACCACGCAATCAACATGCGCCAGCGGGTCGTTGATGTACCAATTCTTAGATGTGATGATCGCCGCTTCAATGCGGGCTCGCGTGATCGTCTTGAATGGCGCGTGCCTGGTGTAGCCACAGGTGAGCCGCTGATTCTCCAGCCGTTTGAGCTTTTGCGCGACGACCTGTTCTGTGGTGCTGCCGCTGGCAGCTTCCTTGGTGTTGTATGAGCCAGCAACAAACGTATCCCGGCCGATATATGGGTTGACGTACAGAACAAACGGAGCCGTCAGTGGATCCGTGGATTCGCTGCTACCGGAGGCGATATTGGCGTTTCCAATCAACTGCCGCAGGCCATCAAGCGCAGCGGAGAGCTGGTCCTTGGCGCGGAGCTGCCCGCCTGGTCCGAAGGCGTTACGAATGCCGGCTGGGTCATTCGCAAAACTGATCCGGGCCATGTGCTGCTGCTGCTGCCCTCAGGCTAGGGCTGGCTCATTGCTGCTAATGGATGAGTCCGATCAGCGATGACAAAGCGGACGTCGCCGATCGAAGCGAACTGGCCACGGATCTTCTTGGTTTCGCCGGCCTGGTTGGAGAGGCGCACGTTGGTCAGAAGGATGTCCAGCTCATAGAAAAGGCACTCCTCCCGGATGAAGCACACACCGTTTGAGTGGCCCCGGGGCCCGTCGGCCACCAGCAGGCGGATGGTGCCGGTGCCCCCCTTCTTGGTGAGCGTGTCGAGGCGGAGCATGGCGGAGCTGGGGCTGACGCCAGGGTGGTAGGTGTTGCTGATCTCTCCGGAGAAGCTCCCGGCACCGCGCACCTGGCCGGCGAGGACCGCCCCGAAGGCCTCGCCGATCGCCCCCTGGTCGAGGGCCGTGGTGTCGGTCTCCACCTCCCAGCTGGAGAGATCCGCCTGCCGCTTCCAGCCCCGCTCATCCGCCGCGGCCCCCGCGTCCCGGATCACCGGCGGCAGGGCCGGCACGATGTCCTCCAGCCCCGCCTCAGCCTCCTCAGGGCGGGGGATGGTGAGGGCCAGGGCCAGCAGGGCCTCGGCATAGCCGGCGCGATCGCTGGCCACGCTGAGGATGAGCCGATCGAATCCCACCAGGCGAAGGGGCAGACGGCTGAGCTCGCCGCCGTTCACCGCACCCACCTCAAGGCTGTAGAAGGTGGCGCGCTCCAGGGCATCCTGGTGGATGTAGACGGTGGCCTGCTGGCTCAGGCCGACGGTGCCGGGGTGGTCCCAGAAGGTGGCGTTGTCGTCTGCACCCCAAAAGGGCGCATCGGCGCCGATGCGGTGCAGAGTGGCCGGCCCACTGGAGGCGGCATCCCCCCAGAAGCTGTGGCCGTCAGGGCAGTTGGCGTAACCGGTGCCGAGCACATCGAACGGCACGCCCAAGGGAGCGGTGAGGAGCACTTGGTCGCCGTTGAGAAAGCAGGGCTCCTCCAGCCGCAGCCGCACCACACTGCCGGGGGCATCGAGCAGGTCATCGGTGAGCACCACCGGCCGCGGCCAGCTGCGGCTGAGGGTAAGGGTGCCGATCTCGCCATCGATCGCCATGGCTCAGAACCGGCCGCTCATGTCGCCGTTGACCGTGAGGGAGAGAGAGCAGGAGATCAGCTCCCGCACGCGCACCGGGGTGCCGAGTGAGGCAGAGAGCACCTCCATGGTGAAGTCGCCGCGTGTGGAGCCGCGACGGGTGACGATCCGCAGGGTGTCGACCTCGTCGCTGTCGTCCCAGATGCTGTTCGCCATCGCCACAGCAGGGGCGTTGTCCGGGTCATAGAGGAGGGTGCAGCTGATCTGCGACTCGCGCATCCCCTTGGTGCTGGTCGTGGCCACCTGACCGATGCCGGTGGTGGGCAGCACGTCACGCGACACTGAAACGGAGGCGTCGGTGATCTTGCCCACCCGGGAGCCGTTCCAGTACACGTCGCTCTGGGTGGTATTCCTGACGCCCATCCCTGTTCAGCTCATGGCCCACCAGGAGGCTAGGCAGGGCCATCGGCCCAGGGCCTACGGGCTGTTCTGCAGCCTGGCCTGCAGTTGCACCGGCAGGGTGCAGCGGTGGCGGTATGTGAGCGAGCTCCTGGGGGTGGGGGCGCCCTGGCCGAGGGGCCAGAACCAGCGCAGGCCGGCGCCGGTGGTGACCGATTCGATAAAAGCCCGATCGGCCGCCGTCACCCCAGCAAAGAGGATGTCGGGCAGCTCCAGCTCCAGCAGGCCCGAGTAGCTCTGATGGAAGGTGGTGAGGATCTCCGTTGCCTGGGAGGTGCGGATGTTCCCGAACTCCAGCTCCAGGGCCCCGTTGACTGCCACTGTGCTCCACAGCCGCTGATCCTCGATCCCGGCCTCCGACACCGCACTGGTGATCGGATGGCGCGGCATCACAAACGCAAAGGCGGTGGGCTCGATGGCCGGGAAGAGGATCTTCATCCCCGGATCACCCAGGCGGTGGGCTCATCCCAGTTTAGGGAAAGCAGCAAGCGGCCATCGGCAGCAGTGGGCATCAGCACCGCTTCGATCTTCTGGCGGCCGTCATCGGTAGGTGTGACGCGCATCACCCGGTAGGTGCGCACCTGGGGCGCGGCAAGGCGGGTCCACTGGGAGCCCAGCAGGTTGCCCCTGGTGCCGCCGCCAATGACCACCAGCGACTGGATCGTGGGGCCCGGCGGGGTGGTGCCATCCCAGGCCAGCACCTCATAGCTGCCATCGGCCAGGGGCTCAGAGGCCACCAGGGTGCCGTCGGCCAGCACGGCGCCATTGCTGTAGAGATCCTCCAGCGTCTCGTCGTAGGCCACAGCGATGTGGTCCTCCGGCGCGATCGGCCGCAGCATGCCGGCATAGGTGGTCTCGAAGCTGATCGGATCGCCCACCAGTCGGCGGTAACGGATCAAGTACTTGGCCGCATCGATCAGGTGCCAGCGGTTGGTGCAGCTCTTGGCCATATCCAGCTGCACCACCGGGTCGCTGTCGCTGGCCGAGTCCTCGCGGATCGTGACTTCCCGCACGGTCGAGAACACACCGGGAGAGAGCAGGTCGTCGTTGCTGCGCTCCTCCCGATACAGCCCGCTCACCTGGATCGGCCGGCGCTGGTCGTCGTCGCTGGTGGTGCTCTGGAAGGTTCCCGCTTTGATGTTGGCAGCGGTGAACAGGTCAACGATCGGCACCGGATCGAACGACAGGGCCGGCTTGAAATAGAACTGCCCATTGAGCTCGTAGAAAGCCAGCAGATGCAGCCCCGCCTGATCGGCCGCCCACTGCCGCAGGTTTTCCGGCTGCGGCAGGGTGCCATCGAAGAAGTAGCGCCGGTCAAAGCACCACTGCGCCGACGCCAGAAAGCTGGCGGCATTGATCTGCTCAGCGCTCACATCCTGCCCGGCGCCAAAATCCGGGCTCAGCGCCAGCCGGGTGAAAATGTCTGGCAGCAGATGGGTTGGCCCCTCGCTGGCCTCGATGTAGCGCTGGCAGAGATGGCCGCCGATCACCTGCGCTGACAGCTGGTTGACGCTCTGAAGCTCCAGGGCGGAGCGGATGTTCATCCCCACCGTGGCAATGCCGGCGTAGGTGGGTGCGGTGGCGTTGGTCTGGACGACGTTGACGTAGGCGATTTCGTGCTCAGGCCGTTGGCTAGCCGTGCTCTGGATCTCCTCGTAGACAAAGGCCTCCGCCACCTTCCCCCAGGGGTCGGTCATTGCGGTGCCATCGGTCCAACCAAGGCCCAGATCCTGTTCAGGCTCGATCGATTTGAGAGCGAAGCGATCGGCCGATCTGGTGAAGGGGGCCTCGCCGGCATAGCGAACGGTGCAGGCGCCATCCACCACGGTCTGCAGGGTGGCCGTGCGGCTATCGAGCACCACCAGCTGACCAGCAGCGATGCCCGAGCGGATCTCCCAGCCGCTGAGCGGTTCCAGCCGCAGCTGTGCGCAACGGCTGCCAGCCGGGAGCTCCAACTGCAGGCTGTTGTACTGCGCCTGCTGGGTCAGCCCGCGCACGCCGTAGATGGAGGGCAGCTCCACAAATGTGGCGGCACCCTCGGGGCGATAGCTGATACGGATGAAGGAATAGCGCTCTTCTACAAAACTTCGTGCGCCACCCTGATAGACAGCGATACCGATTTTGCTTCCTGCCCCAAGCGTCTGCCCCTCTCGTTCACCGCCGGCCAGGCGGTTAATCTCTTTCAGCGTTGGCGCTTGCCTGAGGTTGGCAAACCCGCTGCCTCGAATGCCCACCGTGCTGCGCAGACCGATCTCGATCACCCTGGCCGGCTTGTTCAACGTGAAATCAGCCACCGCGCAGCGATGGAGATGCCCCCTGCTGGTGCCGCTGCCATAGCGGGGCCCAGGGTCAACCACAGATGAAGTCCAGTTCCAGCCGTTGGACACATCCACTCGGGCGGGA